TTGCGGATTTTTGTAATTGTGGATGTAATAAAATTTGGAAAGATGGAGAATGGATTGAAAACGGACTCGCTTTTCCTTCATTTTTTCTTAGTACAGAGCTCGAGCTTGATGAGTTGCAAACAATGATGGTAGCTTTTCTTGCAGATATTAATGAAGAGAATATTCTTAATAATACTCTTAGTTTTGAAGAAAGAGAAAGAATAAAAGTTGCAATTGAGATTATTAAAGAGTCTCCATTATATATTGAAGTTATACCAGATTTTAGTTTAAAAGATATTGAAAATGCAATTAAAAGAAGTATTAGATTATATTCAACTCAATATTTCTTTATTGATTATATTCATACTTCAATGAAAATTCTTGAAGAAATTACTAAAAGATCTGGTGGAGTAAGACTTCGAGAAGATAATATTCTTTTTCTATTAAGTGTAAAATTAAAAGAAATTGCAACGGAATATAATGTTTTTATTTTAAGTAGTACACAATTAAATCAAGATTGGAAGTCTGCGGATATCCCAGATCAAAATCTTTTGCGTGGTGCAAAAAGTATTGCAGATAAAATTGATACGGGCATGTTACTATTAGATGTAACAGAAGAGGATAAAGAAAAACTTCAAAGTGTAATTAATAATGGAATGGGTATGCCAAATGTAAAATGTCTATTTATAAAAATCGTAGAGGTTCTTATAATAAATGTTATCTTTGGATGTATGCAGATAAATCAACCTGTAGATTTAATGGAGTATTTTGTACAGATTATAATTATGAATTAATTCCAATTACAGATACGAAAATTTATATGAGAGTTTAAGGAGGTGCCGCGATGTCATATGATAAAGAAATAGTTAAAGAACAAATTGAATTAGAAGATATATATAATTTATTAGATTTTTTTGATGCGGAACCTCAAATGTTTAACACTTATATTATTGCTAAAACTATTTGTCATGGTGGCGATAGTCACAAACTTTATTATTATGAAAATACACAATTATTTAAATGCTATAGTGATAGTTGTGGTAGTTTTGATGTATTTGAATTAGTTCAAAAAGTAGAAGATATTAAAGATTTAAATGCTGCAGTATTTTATGTAGTAAATTTTTTTAATCTTCAATCTAAAATCAATGAAGTAGATGAAGATTTTGATTTAGATACTTCTAAATATATTGCACAATTATCTAAATTAGCTCAATTAGATGTATATAAAAAAGACAAAGTTGTTCTTCCTGAGTTGCCAATGGAAATGTTAGATCATTATCCGCAACCAGAAATTTTAAATTGGACTAAAGAAGGCATTTCTCCAGAAGTGTGCCGTTATATGGGAATTAAATACAACCCTGTTAATGGAAATATTTTAATTCCACATTATGATGAAGATAGTCGATTAGTTGGAATTAGACAACGCACTTTAGTCCAAGAGCAAGAAGTATATGGCAAATATAGACCTGCACGGATACAAGGTCAATTATGTAATCATCCTCTTGCATTTAATCTTTATGGATTTAATCAAGCTAAACCGCATATTAAACAAGCTCAATTGGCAATTATTGTTGAAGGAGAAAAATCTGTTTTACAATATATGTCTTATTTTGGAACATTATCTAATATATGTGTGGCTGTGTGCGGCAGTTCAATATCTCAATATCAATTTCAGCTTCTCTTGGATGCAGGTGTAAAAGAAATTGTGTTAGGATTCGATAAAGATTTTCAAGAGATGCGCGGAAAAGAGTATGAGGATGTTGTCAAAAAAATTGACAATATTTATAATAAATATAAAAATAGAATTACAATTAGTGTATTATTTGATAAATGGAATTTATTAGGATATAAAAATTCACCTTTAGACTGTGGGAAGGAGGCTTTCTTATATCTATGGAGGAACAGAATTATGTGTTAAGATATAGAAAGGAACATCCTAGATGTAGATATTGCAAATTTCATAAATGAATTGAGCCAAGCTGTTGCGGTTTTTGAAAATGTTTAATAAAAGACATACCTTTAATAGATCGTCTTTTTCTATGAAGATGACAAGGATGTTTTTGTAGATGGTTTAAGCCATGTGAAAAATTTTAAATAGGTGTAGAAACTGTAAATATTTGCATTATATTTGAGGAGATCCTTCTAGGTGTCATTGTGTAATAACTTGACGAAAAGTTTGTTCAGAAGGTCGTTTAGAAAGAATATTTTGTAAATGATTTAAAGCAAGGGAGGATGACATTGATATATAAATTATTTAATGAACCTACATTAGGAACGATGCGGCAAGTATTATATAATCGTGGGCTAGAAACTAAAGAAGAACAAGATAATTGGATTAATGCTTCTTTTTGAGGAGATGTTAATTCTCCATTTGCTCTTGGTGAAGATAAAGTAAGAAAAGCTGTAGATTTAATGCGATTACATATAAAATTGCATTTACCTATAACAGTAGTTGTAGATGCAGATGCAGATGGTTTTACAAGTGCCGCAATTTTTTTAAATTATATGTATGATTTATATAGTTACAATCAAAGTAAAGAAGAAACATTAACAAAATTAAATTATATTTTGCATAGTGGAAAACAACATGGATTAGAAGATGTTGTTGATCAACTCTTAAAAGATGATTCTGGTCTTATTGTTATTCCAGATGCAGGTACTAATGATATTGAACAAATGCAACGATTAATTGATTCAGGTAAATTTATTCTTTGCATGGATCATCATGAATCTGATAATTGGCTTGAGGCAGACAATTGTATTATTATTAATAATCAAATTTGTGATTATCCTAATAAAAATTTATCTGGAGCCGGTGTCACTTGGCAAATATGTAAAGCTTATGATAAAATAATGGATTTAGAAAATCTTGAAAGCTGAAATGGTGCAAACCAATATATAGATTTAGCTGCTCTTGGTAATCTTTCAGATATGATGGATTATCGTAGTATAGAAACTAAAGCTATTATTGATATGGGGCTACAAAATATTAAAAATCCTTTCTTTTATTATATGTGTGAAAAAAATAAATTTAGTATTGATAAAATGGGCGGAATTAATTATATGTCAATGGCATTTTATGTAACACCTTTTATTAATGCTATCGTACGGTCTGGCACTATGGAAGAAAAAGATTTGATTTTTAAATCTATGTTAAAATTCTATGCTTTTGATAAGATTGAGAGTGGTAAACGTGGTCATAAAGGAGAACTTGTACCAAGAGTTGAAGAGGCAGTTAGAATTGCAGCAAATGTCAAAGCTCGACAAACAAAGCTCCAAGATGCTGCAATGGATTTGCTCGAACAGCGAATTCAATCTGACAGACTGACAGAAAATGGTATTATTATCTGTTGCTGCGAACCCGGAGAAGTGGAAAAAAATCTCGCTGGACTTGTCGCCAATAAGATTCAAGCAAAATATCAACACCCATGTCTTGTCCTTACAAAGTCAAAAGGGAAAGACGATAAAGAGTATTATTATAGAGGATCCGCTAGAAATTATTCTATGTCAGAAATAGAGGATATGCGACAACTTTGTGAAGACACAGGAGATGTAGAATATGCGCAGGGTCATAGTTCAGCTTTCGGAATTTCCATTCCTGAATCTAAGTTAGAAGATTTTATTCAAAAGACTAATGCAATCTATAGTGAAGCTGCGCAAGAACCGGTATACTGGGTTGATTTTGAGTGGTTTAATAAAGATATTGATTCTCAAAAAATTCTAATGATTGCACAGAATAAATCTACTTGGGGACAAGGTTTACCAGAGCCTTATGTGGCTATACGTGATATTCCATTAGAATCTGTTCAACTCCTTTCACCAGATAAGCATCCTACTCTCAAGATTCATTTATCTAATGGAGTAGATATTATGAAATTTAAATCTTCTCAAGAAGAATATGAACGGTTTATTAAGCCTAATATGTATTTAACTGCGGTTTGTAGATGCGCCAAAAATGAATGGAATGGTCGAGTAACTGCGCAACTTATTATTGAAGATTTTTATATCAATAAACAATGAGTGTTCTAGTAGTTGACAGAAGCAAAATAATATGATATAATAAAATAAAAAAGGAGAAAAATGAATTATATAAAAAGCTATGATTCGACTGCTAGAAATTATGATTTAAATCAAATTCAATCTTTTTTTGAAAGAAAAAAAATAAATTTTGATTTAGATTGTCAAAGAGGATATGTTTGGACTGAAGATCAAGAACAAGAAATGATTGATACTCTCGTTTGTGGTGAGCGTATACCAGAGGTTCATTGTATTGAAGAAAATAACTCAGGCTTTAATGTAATAGATGGAAAACAACGATTAACAACTATTTTACGTTTTATTAATAATAAAATTTTATGGAAAAAATCTAAAGCAGATATTTCTTTCTTATCTTATTTTGGTGATAAGACTGGTATTTATTTTTCAGAACTACCTGAAGATTTACGAGATTTTATTTTAAGTATAGAAGTAACTTTTGCTATATATAAAAATATGACGCCTAAAGGAATTACTAAATTATTTAAAAAATTAAATAATGGAAGTAAATTAACTCCTTTTCAAAAAAATATTGCTAATAATATTTTATTAAGAGTGAGTTTTAGTAAAAATCTATTAAATCATCCAGGAATTCAAAAACTTTATACACAAAAACAAATTAATAAGGATATGGCAGAAGAACATCTTGTTAGCTTACTTGGTATTATGTTAGCTTGTGATAAGCATAAAGATCTTGTAGCAATTTCTCTTCAACCACCTGATTTATTAAAAGAAAATGGTACTTCTTATATTTTAAATTCTGCAACGCTTTCAAATGAAGAATTGGATCAGTGGAATTATACTTTATCAATTAAATCTCAAAGTATTCTAAAGTTATTAGATGTTATTTATAATACTGATAGAGAGATTCCTATGATTAAAAATAAAGGACAATTTGTTTTTCCTTTTTTGTATGCTTATTTTTATGAACTTAGCGAAGATGAATTTTTAGATTTACTGATTAAAATTAGTAATATTCATGTATTAGATATTACTAATGGAACAACTTATGCTCGTATTGCAGTAGAACGATGGATTGATTATATAAATAATAATATTTTAGCATAACATTTAAGAGTTGTCATTAACTTGACAACTCTATTTTTATATGGTATAATTAATATAGAAAATTAAGGAGAAAGAGGTTATATGGCGCGTTTTGAAATGCATTCACATAGTGATATGTCAAATATCCGTCTTATCGATTGTATTAATACAGTTGATTCTCTTATTGATTATGCCGTAGAAATTGGTCTTGAAGGTATTTGTCTTACAGATCACGAAGCTTTAGGTAATTGGGTTAAACTTGATCAAAAGAGACAAAAAATCCAAGAGAAGAATCCAAACTTTAAAATTGGATATGGTAACGAAATCTATCTCGTTGATGAACGTGGAAGTGGACAACGATATTGGCACTTTATTTTGATTGCAAAAGATGCAATTGGTGCAAAGATGTTGCGGAAACTGTCATCAAATTCTTGGATGAATAGTTATTTTGATAGAGGTATGGAGAGAGTACCAACTCTCAAGGCAGAGGTAATGGCATGCGTAGATGAATTTGGTAAAGGTCATTTGATTGCATCATCTGCATGTCTTGGTTCAGAACTTGATTATTGTATTCTTGAAATGGACAAAGCTGAGAGAGTTGGTAATATTGAAGGTAAGGCTGAATATTATTATAGGATTGTAGATTTTGTAAATTGGTGCAAGTCTGTATTTGGAGACGATTATTATTTTGAGATTCAGCCAGCTCAAAGTAAAGAGCAGATGATTGTTAATCGTCGAATGAAAGCTTTGAGTGATTATTTTGGAGTTAAAATTGTAGTAACAACTGACGCTCATTATTTGAAGAAAAGTGATCGAGAAGTTCATAAGGCATTTCTTAACTCAAAACAAGGTGATCGAGAAGTAGATGAATTTTATGCATATGCATATCTTCAAACAACAGAAGAGGTAATTCAAAATCTTGAAGGAACTGGTCTTGATTATGCAGAACTTGAAGCAAATACTTTGGAAGTAAAAAGTAAGATTCAAGATTTTGGTTTTGCGCATAAGCAACAAGTCCCGCAAGTTCCAGTTAAAGATTATCCAAAAGTAATGTCAAAGATGGGTTATAAGACTTTGGATTATTTGTATTCAAGTGATAATCCGCAAGAAAGATATTGGGTTAATTATTGTTGCGATAAACTTAGAGAACTTAATTTGTTTAATGATGTTTATCTTGCGCGACTTGAAGAAGAAGCAGATATTCAGAAAGTAATTGGAGAAAAACTTGGAACTTGCATGTTCGCATATCCAATTTTTCTTCAGCATTACATTGATTCATTTTGGGAGATTGGTTCAACTGTAGGTGCAGGACGAGGTTCCGCATGCTCTGGATTAAATCATTATCTTCTAGGAATTACTCAGCTTGATCCAATTAAATATAATCTTCCCTATTGGAGATATAGTAATAAGGAACGTATTGAGTTGGGCGATATTGATATTGATATTTGTCCATCCAAGAGAGAAGAAATTTTTAAATCAATTCGTGAAGAAGTTGGTCAACTTGGATGTGTTCAAGTTTGTACATACGGTACAGAGACAACACGTTCAGCAATTTCAACAGCTTGTCGTGGTTATCGTTCAAAAGATTTTCCGGATGGAATTGATAATGATGTAGCTCAGTATATGACAAGTCTTGCGCCAAGTGAACGTGGATTTGTTTGGCCGGTTCATGATTTGGTTTATGGTAATGAAGAAAAAGATCGTAAACCAGTAAAGAATTTTTTGGCGGAGGTTAGAAAATATCCGGGACTTCTTGAGATTATTGAGAAGATTGAAGGATTGATTAATCATCGTGGTATTCATGCAAGTGGTGTAAATTTTTATATGAATGATCCATTTGATAGCGCATGTTTTATGAAAGCAACAAGTGGAGCAATTGTAACTCAGTTTTCACTTCACGATGCAGAATATTGTGGAGATGTTAAATTTGATTTTCTTGTAACAGAAATTCAAGATGTAATCGTTCAATGTCTTAATATGTTGAGTGAATATAATGAAGTTGATCAACATTTGACTTTGCGACAGCTATACGATAAATATCTCCATCCAGATGTTCTTCCAATAGAAGATAATAAAATATGGGATACTCTTGCAGAAGGTAAAGTATTAAAACTTTTTCAGTTTGATAGTCAAGTTGGAAGTCAAACAGTAAAGCTATTGCGGCCGAGATCACCACGCGAAATGGCAAACTGTAATTCTGTAATGCGTCTTATGGCTGCGGAAAAAGGTGGAGAAACACCAACCGAGAGATATAAAAGAATGAAAGATAATATGTCTCAGTGGTACGATGAAATGCGGCGATGGAGAATTTCGCCCGCAGATCAAAAAATTCTTGAGAAATATTATCTTGAAACTTATGCGACTCCAGCACAACAAGAAGATATGATGATGATTCTTATGGATGAAAATATTTGTAATTTTAGTCTTAAAGAAGCAAATGATGCTCGTAAGATTTGTGCAAAGAAACAGATGAATCGTATTGAAGAATTACATGAATTAGTCCTTTCAAAAGCAACTTCAAAACAACTTGGTGAGTATGTTTGGGAAACTGCAATTAAACCGCAAATGGGATATAGTTTCAGTCTTATTCATAGTCTTGCATATAGTTTTGTAGGACTTCAAACAATTTATCTCGCAACTTATTTTGATCCTGTCTATTGGAATACTGCGTGTCTTAGAGTAGATGCAGGACTTGATGAAGATGCAAGTAGTAATTATGGTAAGATTGCAAAAGCAGTAGGTAATATTATTCATCGTGGTATTCCAATGTCATTAATTGATATTAATAAGTCTGGTTATATGTTTGAACCAGATGTAGAAACTGGTAGTATTATTTATGGACTCAAAGGATTAAATGGTGTGGGCGGAGAAATTATTCAAGAAATTATTGAAAATCGTCCGTATGAAGGATTGAAAGATTTCCAAGAGAAAGTCAAAGTAAAGAAACCAGTTTTGATTTCACTTATTAAGAGTGGCGCATTTGATAAGTTTGGTGATAGAGAAGAAATAATGCGGGAATATATTTGGTCAATTTGTGAACCAAAAAAGAGAATTACATTACAGAATTTTAATGGATTAATGGAAAGAAATCTTATTCCTGCAGAATTAGAGTTTGAAAAAAGATTATTCGTTTTTAATAAAGCTCTTAGAAAATATTGTAAAGTTAATGATTATTTCTTAGTAAACGATAATTTTTATGATTTTTATGAAGAGTTTTTTGATGTAGATCTACTTGAACCTTTTGAAGAAGGATTAGCAATTAAAGACACAATTTGGAAAAAGTTATATACAAAAGGCATGGATAAAGCTCGAGATTATTTTAAAATTCATCAAGATGAATTATTAAATACATTAAATCAAACTTTATTTAATGAGGTTTGGGTTAAATATGCGGCAGGTACATTAGCAAGTTGGGAAATGGATAGTCTTGGTTTTTATTATCATGATCATCCATTAAAAAATCTTGATAAATTGAGTTATAATGTAATTCCATATAATCAGCAACCTGATGTTCCTCCAGTTGAGAGAACTTTTAAACGCAATGGAATTGATATTCCAATCTTTAAAACTTGTAGAATTGTTGGTGCAGTTGTTGCAAAAGAAGATAATAAGTCTTGTATTAGTATTCTTACTCCAGAAAGTGGAGTTGTAACAGTAAAAATGAGTAGAGATTATTATGCAAGATTAAATCGACAAATGAGTCAAGTTCAACCAGATGGCACTAAAAAAGTGATGGAAAAAGGTTGGTTTACTCGTGGAACATTGGTAATGGTAAATGGATTTAAGCGTTCAGGAATGTTTTTCACAAAGTCTTATCGTCATACAAAATCTCATCAATGTTATCGTATCTTGACGGAAGTAAAAAATAATGGTAAAATAGATATGACAGCATGGAGATGGGGAGAAGAAGGCGATTAAGCATAGAATACCTCTTATAAAATTTTATAAGGGGTATTTAATTAGAATAAAGGAGAAATATGAAACCAATTATTATAGCAATTACTGGACCTAGTTGCGCTGGTAAAGACACTTTAGAGCGAAAATTATATTGAGAATTTTCTCAAATGCCTTTCCTTACTATGTTTCCAGATGTTTATCATATTATTAGTACAACAACTAGACCTCCGCGAAAAGGAGAAGAGAATCATAAAGATTATCATTTTATAACTGACGAAAAATTTCAAGAATTAATAGATAGACAATGCTTTTTAGAGTATGCAGAATTTCGTGGATGAAAATATGGAACTGATCTTTTTAATGTTTGTAAAAAACCAGGAGCAATTAATATTGGAGTTTTTAATTTACAAGGAATTGATAATTTAAATAAACAAGATGATTTTATAATCATACCTATTTATTTAATTGTAAATTGAAGAGAAAGATTGAAACGGTCTATTAAACGAGAAGGGCATTTAACTTTTGAAATGATTCGTCGTTTAATTACTGATTATAAAGATTTTAAAAAGCCATATAAAATTTTAGGTAACAGTGGCAATCTTCTTTGTTATACAAAAGATTATAATATTGATAAAGTATTAAGTGATATTTTGGGCAAAATTGAATTATATAATTAATAAAAAATACATTTTAATAGATAGAAAAAATCATTCGATATAAAATGATAGGAGATTTATGATAACATTATTTTCTACTAATTGCCCTAAGTGTCGAGTATTAGAGCAAAAATTAAATAATAAAAATATAGAATATATCAAAGATTCTAATATGGATGAAATTATAAATCAAGGTTTTATGTCTGCTCCAGTCCTTAAAATT